AACCCATCTCCCCCACCTGGTGCTCAATCAGCTTGTTATTGTCCAAATCCAGTAGTTGATACTAATGATAATTTAACATCTTGTTTTACTCCTACTACAGGTTACAATATAACAGTAGCTGATTTTGGTAATTTTCTAACAAATTTTGGAATATCTAATATTAACTTAAATGCCTTTGGAGGATTTAATGGAGCATCTTGTGCTGGATGTTCACATATGGCAAGTCCAGCAGTTGCTGGTACAACACCTAATTATGGTAAAAATCCTTGGAACAATGCTCTAGCAGGAGGAACTGGAGGATGTCCTACAGATGGTTCAACTTCAGCAGCTACTTGGAATGGTCAGATGTCTCCAGATGAATTAAGTTGCTGTGCATTTTATGGGTGTGATCAAAGTGGTGCATCACCACAACCAACTGCATTAGCTACTTTTACTCTTACAGCAGGATCTTTAGGAACCATAACAGCTAATAATTCTGACTCTTGGTTTTATGATAATTCACCAGGTGTTCCTTGTGAATTTTTAGGATGTCCAGGATATACTGTTCCATTTACACTTGGGGGTGCTTCATATAGTTATAGTACAAATCAAACACCTATATCAGGTATTACAAATACTAACAATAGTTACACAATTACAAATACAACACCTACAACATGTGTAATGACTGCATGTTCAGATCCTAATATAGATGGTTTAACAGATCCTTTAGGAACTGCTTTAGCTACAAATTATATAGCATCAACAACTAATTACACAGTAACAAATGATGTAACTGAATGTGTAATAGAAGCTTGTACCACACCTGGAAGTGTAAATACTGTAGATACAACTAATTGGAATGCATCTTGGACTATAGTTGACACTACTCCTTCAATGTGTGATGCAATAGTAAGTGGATGTACTAATAGTACTCAAGGAGCTCCAAATTACACTGATACAACAGGAACATGTCCAGATGGAACAACAGGTACAGCAGGAACAGCAGGTGAATGTGCTAATGCAACTGGAGGTGGTTATGTAGCCCAAAATTACAATCCAGCAGCTAACCAAGACACAACACCTACAAGTTGTACATATGATGCATCTGTAATTAATGGTTGTACAAATCCATTAGCAACAAATTATTTTTGTGATGATCCTGCTGCAACGGGAACTTATGCTTGTACAGGAACAAATTCTGATATTTTACCAGTAGATGCAACAGGAGCACAATTAGTAGTTGATACTTCTCCTACAATGTGTACTTATACTGCAGGTTGTACAGATGATGGAGGTAGAGGAGCAACATACACCCATAACCAATTTTCAGCTACATTTCCAGCACTTCTTCCATCATCACTAACTTCTAGTCCTTATGGTGTAAATGTAGCAACAGGTAATGTTGAACCAGCTTTAAATTTTTCAATTCCAGCTTTATTAGGAGGAGAACTCAATGACATAGCAATTCCAACAGGTGTAGGTAATGGTAATACATCTTGTACCTACAATCCTGGATGTACGGATGATAGTTTTACAGAATATTATAGTACAACTCCTCCAGCAATTCATGATGATGGAACATGTGACGAACCAATTATCACAGGTTCACAAGGTAATTTAGGTTGTATGTTAGGACAAGTTATAAATACTCTTACCACTAACTATTATTCAGGCGCTGTTTTAGATGATGGTTCATGTGATGTTGAAGCTTGTGAAAAACCTGCGGCAGACAATTATGTTTGTAAACTTGTAGATTCAGTTGATGTTGAAGATTATTGTACAGGAGGACCAACAGGAACACTTAATATTTTACCAATAGCAAATCCAGGACAAGTTCCAATTAATCCTCTTTCAGTAAATTCTTTTACTCCTTTGGGAGATTATGATCCAGTCACTAATAATGTAGCTGGAGCTTGTCTATACACTATTACAGGTTGTACAATTCCTGGAGCAGAAAATTATGATACACCAGCTGGCGCAAATGTTGATGATGGTTCATGTTATTTTAAATATTGTCCTGATAGTACAACTCCTGCATTTAATTATAATATAAATCAACCTATTGCAACCTCAGGCCCAAATAATGGTCTAACTATATCATTCACTTCAAATGCTAATAATACACCAGACACTGAAAAATGTGAATATATAGGATGTGGTCAAGAAACTATAGGTAATCCTTTAATAACTGCAACTGTAGGAAATTTAGGACAAGATGATGGTTATTATAGTGGAAATGATGGATGTGTTGCAACCATAGCAGCAGGTCTTACAACAATTCCATCCACAATAGCTGTAGGTTGGCAAACAACAGGCTTACTAGATCCTCTAAACACTGATTGTTGTGAATTTTTAGGATGTTATAATGCAGGTAATCCAGATTACAATCAAGTTGTAGGAGGAATAACTACAACTGCAGTACCTTTAGGATATAATCCTGATGCAAATGTAGATGATGGATCATGTAAATATAATGGGTGTACAGATCCAAATGCATCAAATTATTTTTGTATAGCTAATCCTGATGTGTGTGGAGGAAGTCAAGGAGGGACACCAGATCCTGGAATTGGTATGGTAGCAGATGATGGAACTTGTGAGTATAATCATTGTGCAGATATTCAAGCAATTAAATGTGGTAATCCATACTCTCAATCAGGAGGAGGACAACAAATGGTTTATGATTTTGATTGTATAACAATTGATGGATCATTACCAGCATTAGGAACTAATGATAGATTTTTACTTCCTAACACCCCTCCAGATACCCCTCCTACAATAGGTCCAGTAGTATCAGAACAAATCAATAAAATGGTTGATATTCCTAATCCTGGAAGTACTTGTTATGAAGTAGTAGTAATTAATCCATCAAATTCAGGAAATCAAACAGATTATCCATCATGTGTTTGTCCTGATCCAACTTTTCCACCTACTTATGATTGTTGTACTTATGCTACTTGTCCAGGAACATTTCAATTACATTATGGACCTGGTAGTGCTTGGGCTATTGCTAATCCAGGTATGTCAACACCATCTATAGATCCAAATTTTAAATTCTGTCAAGAACGTTTAGACGGAACAGGACAATTTCCAACTTTAGCAGATTGTAATGCAGATTGTGGCGATGAATATTATAATTGTTCATGTTGTCGTAAAGATACTGGACAACCTCAATCTCCATCCCAACAAGTTAACCAAACAGTAGGAGGATGTTCAACATTAAATAGTACTATTTATAGTAATTGTCAACCTGCTTCCCAAACAAATCCGTCAATAGTAGATGTATGTAGGGAAATAGAGGTATTTGGTTGTACAGATCCATTAGCATCAAATTATAATCAATATGCTACACAAGATGATGGGAGTTGTGTATATGAAGGAGCTGATTGTCAATGTTGTGTGTTTGTTGAAAAAACTATTACTCTTTCTCCAATTACTATTACAAGTTGGTGTATAGGATATTATGGATACCCTTTTAGTAATTCCACTTCACCACCTTGCCCTTATGTTTTAGGACAACAAGTTACATCTCAAGGTTTTGAACATCAAGATTTTAGTGCTAATCCAACTTGCGAAGATAATAACACAGTAACTCCTGGTTCTAGTCCATACTCCGTTGGGGATATAACAATGTGTACACAACACCCATCACAAGGAGGATGGACTTGGGATTGTTCTAATGATATTATTGTAGGTTTGCCAAAAATAAAACCAACAGATGGAGAAATAGGTATAGATAAAGTAGAACCAAAAGATTTAGATGAACCTACAACATCAAAACCAAATAATGATTTAGAGGATAATTCAGACACACCAGAAATAAGAGAAAGTAAAAAATTAAGAAAATTAATAAAAAAATGGCGAAAAAACAACCTTTAATAGAACGTTTTCAACAACTAGCAGGCATTAAACCTCTATATACAGAACAATTAGGCCCAAGAATGAGTAATCCAAGACCAACAGGACCTAGTGATCCTAGAAGTTCTAAAGACATTGAATTTGATAATGCCCAAGCAATGGACAGATTAACTCCAGACGACAGAGATAAAGTTGGGAAAATCCAACAAATGATGCAAGGAGAAAGAAATCAATATGAAAAAGTAACTTTTGTATACACTGAACAAGGAGGCCGTTTTTATGGATTAGATGTTTATGAAAGTAAAGATCAAGATCAACGTTCAGATAAATTAAAATATGATGAAGCTAATGAATGGTTAAAAGGAGTTTTAGAATATATTCATGAAGATGATTTAATACCAAGAAAATACATTTCAGGTTTAGAAGATTTAGATTTAATAGTAGACAGATTAAAAGAATTAGGAATAGAAGCAAGCCATAATGATTTTATGGATGTAAGTTAAAATAAAAGTTATGTTAAAAAAAGAATTTAATAGAAAAGATGTAGAAAGAGCCCGTAACCTTATACAAGGTAAAGCAGGTGACTCTTCAGAAATACAAATTGGTTATAAGAAAAAACAAGTTGAATATAAAGAAGGTGATGTTTGGACTGAAAATAAAAAAACTTGGACAATTAAAAAGGGCATAAAACAAACAATATCTAAATTAGATAAAATTAAAAAAGAAGTATTTATGCCTTTGTGTTGTCCTGAATGTGGTAATGTAATGAAAAAACAATTAGACAAACCTAATTATAATATTCATAAAAAATGTTTTGATTGTGTAATTGATTTTGAAGCAACCCTTCATCATAATCCTGGCGATTATGAAGATTATATTGAAAAATTAAAATTAAGAAATTCACTTGACATGTTAGATAAAACAGAGTCATATTTATTAGATGTAGTTAATTCATCTAATAATGAATATATTTCAGAACAAGGTGAAGTAGAAAGATGGGTAGGGGGAGTTGATAAAGAAAAATATACTAAGGACATTACTAAATATGCAAGTGATGTTAGAGAAAAATTAGAAAAGCAACTAAATGACAAGGAAAGAACTTAAAAAACTAATACAAAGCATGATAAAAGAGTATATGAGTACTATAAGTGAAAGAGGAAATGCCACTGATGGTAATAATGTTAAATCTCCAAGACCCTTTGCTAATGCTAAAGATGAAATAGAAAATTACACAAACAAAAATGTATATGGGGCAGAAGGAGGTCATTACCGGAGAGAACCTGTTACTCATAATTATAACCGAACTAAATTTGGTAAATTTTAAAATAAAGAAAAATGGGACAAAACGATAGATTTACAAATAATGATAGATTTTTAGGAACTTACAATTCAATACCTCAAGGAGCAGTAGGTACAGCCCTTCTTATAGGTGATGGCGCAAATGTAGATTTTACAGGAACAACATCAAGAGCTTATGTGTTTGCAATACATGTTGTTGTAGCTGCAAAATTCCAAGTATTAAAACACTTTGAAACTACAAATCATACAATGGGTTCTCTTAGTACAGTTACAAGTGAAAATGATTGGGATGGAGCAGGAGGATTTAATGCAGCTGCAAACAATACAGATTACACAGCAGGTGCTAGTGGTGTTGAATTTCCAGTTGATTTTATGATATATGGTAAATGGGAAAAAGTAGAATTGCATGCGGGTACTGTTTTAGCTTACATTGCTCATAGATAAAAAAATAAAAAAATAAAAATGAAAAAATTCGAATACAAAAAATGGGTAACAGATCATAAACATGGTCTAATTATAGAACAAGCAGCAACAGGAAGTGCAACAGGAAGTGCAACAGGAAGTGCACCTAATATGTGTTATGGATGTGAATTGACAGGTAATCCTCAAAATTCTCAAATGTACCCTGCAGCTACAGGGCAAATAATCTCAGAACCTTTTACATTTCCTCCTTTTTCTATGGCAAACACATCAGCTAATTGGTATGCAGGACCTAATGGAGGACCAAATGGTTATTGTGGTGAACATTATGTTCCAGTAACAGGAACTTATCCTTCTAGTTATAATTCAGCTCAAACTCATTTTTATCAAGACCAACAATATGCTCAATCTGTTTGTGCAGCTAGTGCTTCACTTCATTTTACAGGTTCAGGGACAGGTTCAGGAACAGGAAGTACAGGTTGTGATACTACTGCTTGTGATGCTCAATGGCTTCCATCTAATATGAATTGGCCTAACAAATCAAATTTTGATTGTACAGGACAAAATACATTCCAAGGACTTATAGATAATTTAGCACCTCAAACTTCCCAATTAGGACAACAAGCAGCTAATGGTTATCCTTATTTTTCAGGTCAGGCTAATTATCCTGGAAGTTGGCAAGACATAAGTCAAAAAGGTAATCAAGCTTTTGGGGCAGGAGGTTCAGGTCAACCACAAAAAGGTCAATGGAAAAGAAAATGGGCTAAATTATCATGGGCACGATGTATGACAGGTAGTTGTTGTACAGGAATACCAGAATCAACTATAAATGAAAATGAAATGAAAAAATTCGATTATACAAATTGGGTAATAGAAAATAAATATAATTTACCTGAACAATCAAAACCTGATTTTTTTGATGCAGATAATGATGGAGACAAAGAAGAATCAATGAAAAAGGCCTTTAAAGATAAAAAAGCTGCTGAAAAGAAAAAAAGTAAAAAAGAAAGCTTAAGTAAACTTACAAAAGCAATTAAAGAAATAGTACAAGATTTAGACGAACATCCAGTAAGTTGGCCTCATTCACATGTTACAACTACATGTTATGGATGTGAAAATCAAGTAGTAACAGCTCACACAACAGAATGGTCTTTAAATCCAGCTGCGGGTAATGTTAATTATTGTAATGATCCAGTAGTTGCTCCCCCAATAGGAACAGCTTGGTGGGCAGATGATGAACAATGGATAGTAGACAATATATGTCAATTTCAACAATCTGCTGCATCAGGATGTGCAGCTTTAACTCAACCAATAGCTTCAAACTTTCAAGCAAATGTACAAGCACATAGTTGGGAAACTACTTTTGAATGTTTAATTGAAGCAGCTAATAATCCTTGTGCTTTATTAAGAGAAAAACTTAAAAGATATGCTGATAAATTAGCAAATGTAAATCCAGGTCAAACTGCTATAATAAATAGATTAAACAATAGAACTGCATTTGCAAATAATTTATACACAACTACTTATGATTGTGGTTTGTCTCCAAATCAAGGTACTACATTAACAGGACCAAATCCAGGAGCTCTAAATTTTGATCCAGCTTCTTGGACAGCAACTTTTACAGCAATGATAAATAGTGCCGGAAACCCATGTAATGTGTTACAAAATAAAATAGATGGTTGGCAAGATAAATTAAATAATATAGCAACTTGGTCAGTGTCTACTAAAGAAATGTTAGAAATTAAAATAGCAGAAGCAGAAAGTTTACAAACTCAAAATAATTGTTAAAATGCAAGAACAAGCTTATGGAAGTGCTACTTTAACCTCTCAAGGACAATCTATTCATAGAGCTCCTGGAGTATGGGAACAATCAAACGAAGAACTAACAGACTTACAAGCTCGTTTAGACCAATTATACAGAGAAATGGAGCAAGAGGCTGAACCAGAAGGAGGCCCTATTGCAGACCAATATGCAGATGAAATTCATAAATTAGAAAGAGAAATAGCAGCATTAAAAGGAGGATCAAGTGATAAATCATACACTGAAGTAGTACTTTCTAAATTAGCTGGACCTAATGACGCAAAAGAATATGATAATGAAAAACATCAGTTAATTATTTATCCTGATTTAGGTTCTCTTCAGTATAAAAGTAGATCTTCTCAAGAAATAGTATTTACTCATATAGAAGGTAAACCAGCTTTTGTTAGAGCTTTTGGAAACAGACCTATATATGATGAACTTAAAAAAGTACTTCCTGAAATTCCTTCACCAGGAACATCAATGTACTCAGGATTTATAAACATATTAGCAGATGATGGACCTATTCCTATAGAAAACGAAACAGCCATAGAAATGATAAAAGCTATGGTAAGAGGAAAAGACGCAGAAGCACAAGCACAATCATCTTTTTATACAAGACAACCAGGAAGAGGAGGTACTGGAATAGATGAAGAAATAATTCTTGAAATTACCCCAGAAACAGCTACAAAAAAGAAAAATGATAATTTAAGAAAAAATATTGATATAGATATAAGATTAGCTAAAGCTGCTGATGCACAAGCAGATAAAGGAATAAACACTCAAAGAGTTCAAATAAACCAACAAATTGACCAAGCAGAATCAGCTGAATCACAAGCTTATAAAACTAGAAATATAGCAAAAGAAAAATACGAAGCAGCAAAAACAGAATTAAGAAGATTAAAAGTAGATCAAGATATAGATCCTGTAGAAAAAAATAAATTAGTAAGAGAAACACAAGATTTATTAAAACAAATAAAAACAGAATATGATGCTGCAAGTGAAGGTTATATTAAATCTAAAGAAGCTTCCCAAGCAGCCTTAAAAGGACTTTCTGGAGTAAGTGCTGCTGCATCTCAAACAAATAAATCTTTTCAAAAAAATCTTCAACAATTAAAAAAACAAAAAAATCAAATAGGAAGACCAGTAAAAGGAGGACAACAACCAATAGCAGAAATTTTACTTAAACAATATATACGTGAAAGAAAACATATTAATTTAATGGAACAAATGCATTCATATAAAAGAAAAATATTACTTGAAAATGCTATGCAAAAATTCTTTAAATTATTTGACCTAGGAAAAACAGATGAAGAAGTATTAAGACATTATGCATTATCAGGAATAGTTGTTCCAGAACCTTTTGTTAAAAAAGCTAGAGATCAGTATAAAAATTTAAAAAAAGCTAAATTAGATATAGAATTTGCTGAACAAGAAACAAAAGATTTTAAATCTGTTAAAAAAGAAGAACCTAAAGAAATTAAACAAATAGCTTCAAGATTATTTAAAGAAGATTTTAAATACTCAACAGAAAGAACTTTTAATGTACCTACTGATCTTTTAGATACTTTAGAAAATAAACTTAAAATAAATCCTATAAATCGTTTTATAGAAAATTTTAAAGCAGTAAATTCAATTCCTCCTTCATATAGAGCATTTTTACATAATGGACAAACATTTGATATTGTATATGAAGAATTTTCTTTATTAATAAAAATAGGAACAAAAAGATATTATGTAGCCGATTTAGATGAAAGAAATTTAGCTATAAAACATATTAATAAATTACTAATAGGAAATGTAATAAAACCTGAAGAAGATGAAGAAGAAATAGAAACACCACCAAGTAAACCATCCACATCCCCAACACCTTCTCCACCACCCCCAGCTAATGATGATTTAGATGATGATTTATAATGGAATATAAACAAGCATTTGGAGATTTATATCAAGACGCTAAAGAAAAATATAACATTCAACAAGCGCCTAAACTTACTTTACGTAAAGACACAGATAATGCTAAAAAAACATTTGGTAGAACAGCTTATTATGATCCTGGGAACGAAGAAATTGTTGTATTTATTACAAATAGACATCCTAAAGATATTTTACGATCCTATTGCCATGAATTAATACATCATGTACAAAATGAAAGAGGTGATTTAAAAAAGGGAGGTACTTTAAGTCCTACTTATGCTCAAGATGATGATCATATGAGAAAAATGGAAATGGAAGCATATTTAAAAGGAAACTTATTATTAAGAGACTTTGAAGATAATTTTAAATATTAAAAAATAAAAAATGAAAAAAACACAATTAAGAAAAATAATTAGAGAATCAGTTAGAGAAATAATGAATGAACAAGGAGGAGGTGGTTGTCTAGGAGCAACCACAGATCTTTGTGATGGTACTCCTGCAGGACATTTTCCTTGCCCACAATTTCCAGGTGGTCAATTTTTAACACAAGCTGATGTAGGTAAAGTATTCACTAGACCTAATGGTCCTTTACCAAATCAAGAATATAAAATAACTTCAGTAGGACCAACTAATACTTCTACTCCAGGAGCTCAAATTGTAGAAGTTCCAAATGGTTGTAGTACATCAGGTGGTGGTTGTATGGGAGCAAATACAGATTTTTGTGATGGTACTATGGCTGGACATTTTCCTTGCCCACAATTTCCAGGTGGTCAATTTTTAACACAAGCTGATGTAGGTAAAGTATTTCAAAATCCTCAAGGTTATGGTGGGGGTAAAACACTATATAAAATAACTTCAGTAGGACCAACTAATACTTCTACTCCAGGAGCTCAAATTGTAGAAGTTCCAGCTGGTTGTCCTACACAAAGTAGTGGATGTCCAGGATGGGCTAATTATTCAAATTGGGTATCTAATTGGTCAAATTTAGGACCATTTAATTCTTCTAATCCAAACCAACCTTGTAATTTTATTTGTAACAAAATTACACAATGGACTAATACAATAACAAATGCAGGATCAGTACAAGCAAACCAATTAACTTGTAAATTAGATGAAGCACAAAACCAATCACAAATTCACGGATGTGGTTGTTAATAAAATAATAAAATGAGTATATTAGGAAACATATTTTCAGGTGGCGCAACTGAACTCGTAAAAGGTGTAGGTGGAGTTATAGATAACTTACACACATCAAAAGAAGAAAAATTAGCCGCAGAAGCAAAAATTAAAGCTTTAATAGCAGAACATGAAGCTAAAATGGAACAAAACATAACTGATCGTTGGTCAGCAGACATGAACAGCGACAGTTGGTTAAGTAAGAATGTAAGACCACTTGTTTTAGTTTTCCTTGTTGTTTCTACAGTTCTTATGATATTTATCGACGCAGGAACCATTAACTTTAATGTTGAAGCAAAGTGGACAGATCTACTACAATTAGTATTAATAACAGTGATTGGTGCCTATTTTGGTGGTAGATCATTAGAAAAAACAAAAAAGAAATAAAATGAAAAAAAATAAAAAATTAAAAGAATCATTTAATAATTTATCTAATGTTAAATCATTAAAAAAAATTAATAATATTACAGAACAACAATCACTTCCTTGTAATCAACAAGATTTTGATAATATAGCTGATCAACATGATTTATCTGGATTATTTGTTAATGGTAATCCTACTAACTTTATTAGTAGAATGTTAACTAAATATCAAAATAAAGGATGTGATTCTACTGGTGGTGTTTTTCAAAAAATAAAAGATAAACATGATGGTCACCTAGCTTCAGGAATGGGAGGACCTCAAGGTAATAAACCAATGGGACCAAAATGGAAAGCTCAAAAAGAATCAAAAACACTTTTTTTAAATACATTAATGGATACTTGTTGTCCTTTTAATCCTAGTGATAATGATCCTACAGTTGTACCTGAAAATTCTTTATATGAAGCTGAAAAGGCTTCTGATAAAAAAGGAGGAACTAAAAAATGCAAAAAAGACTCAGACTGTGGTGATCCAGGAAAATGGTCTTGTGTAGATGGTCAGTGTATAATAGCATGTAAAAAAGGAGAATCAGACACAGAATGTAAAGCAAGACAGAAAAAATCTCTGAAAGAAGGAAATATCCATCTTAATCATAGCCTAGTAGAAAGAATGCAAAAATTAGCTAATATTATTAAATAAATCTAGTCCGATTCATAGCCGGACGAATTATAAATTTTTAAGAGAGCTGTGGCCTCCAATTTGGTAGCCACAGCTTTTTTTTGTACGCTACCGCAAATTAACAAAATATGCACGTAGTAATAGTAGGAGCTGGAGTTGCAGGCGTAAATGCAGCAACAAAATTAGTAGATAACAATTTCGAAGGAAAAATTACCATTATTGACATGGGTTTAGATCCTTATAGAAGACCAGCCTCCGATGTAATGAGAGGTTTTTTAGGTGCTGGTGGTTGGTCTGATGGTAAATTAACTTACCACACATCCATAGGAGGACAATTGTCTAAATACACAGGTGATGAAAAAGCAATGGAATTATTTGATCAAGTAATTAATAATTTTAAACGTTTTCATCCAAACCCATCTGAAGTACAATGTTCAAATCCCCAAGAAGAACCCGATTTTATCAAACCACATTTTGGTTTACGCTTATTCCCCGTATGGCATGTTGGAACCGATTATCTACATGAAATTGGCAAAAATTGGCACGATTATTTAGTAGAAAAAGGTGTAGAATTTAAGTGGGAAACTAAAGTAACAGACATTCATTTTGATAAAAAAATAGTCATGTATGATGGTGGATGGGAAGATTATGATAAACTTATATTTGGTGTAGGTAAATCAGGAATTGACTTTGCAAAGTCTTTATCTGAAGATTACGAACTACCTACAGAACCTAAACCAGTACAAATTGGAGTACGTTTTGAAGCACCACAACATCACTTTCAAAAATTAATTGACATTGCTTATGATTTTAAATTATATAGAAAATTTGAAGCTGAAGGTGTATCATTAAGATCATTTTGCACTAATAACAATGCAGCTTACGTTGCAGCTGAACACACATATGGAGACATAAGTTACAATGGTCATGCTAAAAAAGATAAAAAATATGAAAATGGTATGACTAATTTTGGTATTTTAATGGAAATTAAAGACATAGATAAACCATTTGATTGGGCAAGAGAAGCAGTAAAGAAAATGCAAGTAGATGGTAAAGGAACTTATTTTTCTCCAAGTCATAGAGTACCTTCAAAAACAACAGAAGGTGATTATGTAGAAACAGAAGTAATAAATAATATGGAACCATTATATGATGCAATAGGGAATTATGCTATTTACATTCAAGATTTTATTCATGATATGGAAAAAGTATTTCCAACATTAGGTAAAGATTGGGGAATTTATATGCCTGAAGTAAAATATTTAGCACCAGAACCTTTAGTTAATTACGATAATTTAAGTTTAACTAGGTTTCCTAATGTCCATTTTGTAGGTGATGCCTTATCAGCAAGAGGTATAACAGTGTCAGGAGCTCAAGGAACATTAGTAGCAGAACAATTATTAAAAAATTAAATATGGCAAATAAAGCAACAGCAGAAGAATTACATAATATTAGAAAATGGGTTAAACCAAAAACTAAAGTAAGAAGAGTATCTAAAATTGAAGAAGATGGAACTAAAACACGAGCAATAGCTTTAGATATGAATGGTAGAGTAGTATTTCATAATGAAGAAGGTCCAGCTTTAATTAATAAAGAACAAAGAAGAAAAGAATATTATTTAAATGGTATTGAATTTACTTATGATGATTGGAATGAAATAATGAAAGGTAAAGAAGGATTACCCCCATCAAAAAAACCAGCACCAAAAGGATTTACTAATAGAAGTTAAAAATATGAAAATAGGATTTTGTGGAACAATGAGTGTAGGAAAAACTACACTAGTAAATGCTTTAAAAGAATTACCTGAATTTAAAGATTATCATTTTAGAACAGAACGTTCAAAACATTTAATGAATTTAGGAATACCATTAAATACAGACAGTACTTTAAAAGGACAATTAGTTTTTGCTTCTGAGAGAGCAGCAGAATTAATGCAAGAAAAAATTATAACTGACAGAACAGTTATTGATGTTATGGCGTTTGCTGATTTATCTGAATCAATGGAAGATCATGAAAAATTTTATTTAAATGCAACTTTATTTTATTTAATAGATGATTATGATATTTTATTTTATGTTAGTCCTGAAGGAGTTGAAATAGAAGACAATGGAATTAGAGAAACAAACGCAGAATATAGAATAGCAGTTGATAAAAAAATAAAACAAATTGTAGGAATGTATAAAAACGATACAATTACAATTAAAGGTACTGTAAAAGAACGTATAGAACAAGTTAAAAACGCAGTAGCTCAATATGTATAACATATAATATGGCTCAACAAAACATAAAACAAATTATAAAGCAGGAGTACATTAAATGTGCTAAGGATCCTGTATACTTTATGAAAAAATATTGTATGATTCAACATCCTACAAGAGGTCGTATTAAATTTAACTTGTATCCTTTTCAAGAAGGAGTATTAAAATTATTAAATAAACACGAAAGAAATATTATTTTAAAATCTCGTCAGTTAGGTATTTCAACCCTATCCGCAGGTATGGCTTTATGGCAAATGTTATTTCAAAAAGACACAAGTATATTAGTTGTTGCAACAAAACAAGACACAGCTAAAAATCTAGTAACAAAGGTAAAATTTATGTATGAAAATTTACCTTCTTGGTTAAAATTAGGTTTTGAAGAAAATAATAAATTAGCATTAAGACTTAAAAATGGTTCTCAAGTAAAAGCAGTTTCAGCAGCAAGTGATGCTGGTAGATCAGAAGCCATTTCTTTATTGATTATTGATGAGGCAGCTTTTATTGAACAAAATAGAATAGAAGATATTTGGGGATCATCACAACAAACATTATCAACAGGGGGTAAAGCAATAATTTTGTCTACACCAAATGGTACTGGTAATTTTTTCCATAAGATGTGGACTAAAGCAGAAGATGGAACTAATGGATTTACTCCTATTAGACTACCTTGGACAGTACATCCAGAAAGAGATGAAGCATGGAGAAATCAACAAGAAGATGAATTAGGTCCTAGAATGGCCTCACAAGAATGTGATTGTGATTTTACAACTTCAGGTAATACTGTATTTGTTCCTGAATTATTAAATTATTATGATACTTTAACAATGGATCCATCAGAAAGAAGGGGAATAGATGGTAGTTTTTATGTTTGGGAATATCCAGATTATAGTAGAAAATACTTAGTAGTAGCCGATGTAGCTAGGGGAGATAGTAAAGATTATTCTGCTTTTCATATTATAGACATTGAAGAATGTAAACAAATTGGTGAATTTAAAAGCCAAATAGGCACAAAAGAATTTGGACATATGTTAGTTGCTATTGCAACTGAATATAATAACGCATTACTTGTAATTGAAAATGCTAATATAGGATGGAATACAATTCAAGTAGTAATTGATAAAGGATATAAAAATTTATATTATTCACCAAAAGGAGAAGCAGCAACAAATGCAGATGCATTTTTAGCTAAAGGATATGACATAACAGACACAACAAAAATGGTTCCTGGTTTTACAATGAGTATGAAATCAAGACCTTTAGTAATAGGAAAATTAGATGCATATTTAAGAGATAAATCAATTATAATTCAAGGTAAAAGAACATTAGAAGAAATGCGTACTTTTATTTGGAAAAATGGAAGAGCAGAAGCACAAGTAGGATACAATGATGATTTAGTAATGTCTTTAGCAACAGCATGTTATGTAAGAGACACAGCACTTAAATTTGCACAACAAGGATTAGATATAACAAACGCAGCATTAAGTAATTGGAAAAAAAGTGCTCCTGCTATTTATAGTAGTAATGGAGTAAGTAAAAAAGACGCAGGATGGACACAAGATTTAGGCGAACATGGAAATCAAGATTTAACTTGGCTTCTTTAATATGTATTAAAAACAATAAAAATGGCAGACACTAGTTTATTTTCAAGACTACAAAGATTATTTTCAAGCGATGTAATCATTAGAAATGTAGGAGGAAAACAATTAAAAGTAATGGATACAGGTAGGATCCAAAAGTATGGAAATCTAGCTACAAATTCATTATATGATAGATTTACACGTTTACACAAACCTGTAGGATCCTCATTACAATATAATCCAACACTGAATTATCAATCAATGAGACTACAGCTTTATAGTGATTATGAAGCTATGGATCATGATCCCATTATTGCAGCTGCATTAGATATAATTTCGGATGAAACAACTTCAAGAAATGAATATGGAGATGTTTTAAATATTAATTCTTCAAATGAAAATGTAAGAAAAGTATTAAATAATTTATTTTATGATGTTTTAAATGTAGAATTTAATTTATCTACATGGATTAGAAATATGTGTAAATATGGAGATTTTTATTTAAAAATGGAAGTCTCAGAAAAGTTTGGTGTTTATAATGTTATACCTTTATCTGTTTATGAAGTAGTAAGAGAAGAAGGAACAGATCCTGAAAATCCATCTTACACTCGTTTTACTCTTGATCCTAATGGTTTAGCAAGTGGTGCTACTAATACTATTAGAAGAGACCAAATGTCATTAGAAAATTATGAAGTTGCTCATTTTAGACTACTTACAGATTCTAATTATCTTCCTTATGGTAGATCATTTTTAGAACCATCTAGAAAAGTATTTAAACAATTAATGTTAATGGAGGATGCTATGTTAATTCATAGAATTATGAGAGCACCAGAAAAAAGAATATTCTATGTTAATATTGGTAATACTGATGCAGATAAAGTAGAACAATTTATGGCTGACACAGCTAATAAAATGAAAAAAACACCTTATATAGATCAACAAACAGGAGATTATAATCTTAAGTTTAATATTCAAAATATGACTGAAGATTTCTTTATTCCTGTTAGAAGTGCAGACACAACAACACGTATTGATACTACAAAAGGTTTAGATTATGATGGTACTACAGACATTGAATATTTAAAAGCAAAAATGATGGCAGCTCTTAAAATTCCAAAACCATTTTTAGGTTATGAGGAGGGAGTAGAAGGAAAATCAACATTAGCAGGTATGGACATTCGTTTTGCTCGTACAGTTGAAAAAATTCAAAGAATTGTAGAATCAGAATTAACCAAAATTGCATTAGTACATTTATATTCTCAAGGATTTAGTGATGATGATTTAGTAGATTTTAAATTAGAATTAACTACACCGTCAATTATTTATGAACAAGAAAAAGTTGAATTATTTACATCTAAAACAGCAGTTGCTCAACAAATGTTAGATGGAAAAATATTTAGTAAAGAATGGGTTTATGAAAATATATATGGTTTATCTCCTGATCAATATGATCAACAAAAAGAAACAATGATGGATGATGCTATGGATAAATTTAGAATATCACAAATTGAAAATGAAGGAAATGACCCAGCAGAATCAGGTATATCTTATGGTACTCCTCATGACCTAGCTTCATTATATGGTAATAAAAGAGACAAAGCAGTAGGACCAGCTCAAGTCCCAACGGGATATGATGAAAAGGAACCAGGACGCCCAGTAGAAAAACCTCAAAATTATGGTTCAGACAAAGGAAATTTTAGTAGAGATCCATTAGGAAAAGCAGGATTATCTTTAGATAGACCAGAAAAACAATCAGATAGTAATAAAGTTTCTACTTTTGAAATTGCAAATTTAAAAAAATCACTTCAAAATGTTGTTAATAAAAAACAAATATTAAAAGAAGAAGATGAAAATGGAATGTTAAGTGAAAAAAATATTAAGCCTTAAAAGTAGGTTTATATTTATATACGATAAATTCGAATTTATAAAACATGAAAGTAAAACATTCTAAGTATAAAAATACTGGAATTTTATTTGAACTTTTAACTAGACAGTTAACTTCAGATACTATTTCAGGAAATAACCCAAAGGCTTTAGACTTCTTAAAAAAACATTTTAATTCTAAAACAGAATTATTAAAAGAATATAAAATATATCATACTTTAGCTACAAAAAAATATAAAAAAGATAGTCAAGCTACAATGTTAATTGAGGAATTAGTTAAAGCTCATAAAAAATTAAATAAAAGTCAATTAAGAAGAGAAAAATTTAATTTAATTAAAGAAATAAAACAAACATATAATGTAAATGATTTTTTTAAATCAAAAATAACAAATTATAAAATAATGGCTTCTATTTTCAATTTATTAGAAAATAAAAAAGCTTCATCTTTATCTATTGTTAATTCTAAAATAACTCTTTTAGAATATATCACAGAAAAACCATCAAAAATAAAAAAGAATGTTGTTTTAGAAACATTTAATAAACAAGATAAAGATACAAGATTACTTACATACAAAGTTTTACTTGAAAAATTTAATGATAAGTATAGTGGTTTAGAAGAAAATCAACAAACATTATTAAAAGAATATGTTAATAATGTTACTAATAGTCCTGCTCTTAAGTCTTATATTAACCAAGAAATTAAATCAGTTAAACAATCTCTTGCAAGATATTCTAAAAAAGTTGAAGACAAAGCAGTATCAATAAAATTAATTGAAACAAAAGGAATGATTAAACCATTGTGTAAAAAAACATCTGTAAATGATGATAATGTTATTAATTTACTTAATTATTATGAATTAATAAACGAGTTAAAAACAATACATGGTTAGTCTTGTTGATATATATAATATAAAAGAGCCTGAATTTAAAAGAATTATTGAATTAAAATCAGATAGAGATCCTTCTAGAGGAAATAAAGCTAAAGATAGAGAAAAAGATTTTTATTTTATTGATGAACCCGCAGATCCAGAAACAGGAAGAGTAACATCTAAAGTAGTTAAAAAACCTTCTCTTTCTAATATGGTTAAAGATTTAGAAGCAGAAATTCAAGATTTTGAAATATTAGTAGAAGACAAACCTGAAGATATAGTATTATATAATATAGCAGAAGAATTAAAGGAAATATATAATAATTTTAGGACACATATAAGAAAAAAATATCCTGAAGAGTATAAAAAAGTACAAGAAGCAAGTATGACAGGAGGTGGAGCTTCATTTAACGCAGGAAATAATATGGGTCATTTTGGAAGAAAGAAAAAAAGAAAATAATATGCTATTACAAGAATATAGACCATTTAAAGTAGATAAATTATTAGTAGAACGCTCTATTAAAGAAAATAAATCATTAATAGTATCAGGTGTTTTACAACGTGCTGAAGCTAAAAACCAAAATGGTAGAGTTTATCCAAGGGGAATTTTAGAAAGAGAAGTTAAACAATATATGGAAGGTCCTGTAAAGGAAAACCGTGCAATGGGTGAATTAGATCACCCAGAATCTTCAGTAATTAATTTACAAAATGTTTCTCATACAATTAAAAAATGTTGGTGGGATGGTGATGATGTAATGGGTAATGTAGAAATATTATCTACACCAGCTGGAAATATATTAAAAGCATTATTTGCCTCAGGCATTACAGTTGGTATTAGTTCTAGAGGAATGGGTTCAGTAGAAGAAAATTTATCTGAAGGTACTGTAGAAGTACAAGATGATTTTGAATTATTATGTTGGGATTTTGTTTCAACACCTTCAACACACGGTGCATTTATGAAACCATCAAGAGGAATAAATGAAGGTAAAATAAAATTACCAGAATACAAATATACAAACGTAAATAACATAATCCGCGACATTATCTGTGACAATACAGGTACTTGTGCATGTTAGTCGTGAACAATTAACTGTTCATTTCCTAAAAACTTCCACGAAAAGACGTGGGTTCTCCAAAATTTAGTTATATGTATGCGTAACAATAAAGGTTACAAAATAATTAACTCCTATGAGAGATTAAACAACATAAAGTACTAAATGTACTTCACAGCACAAGAGTAGTAGTCAGCTACTCCTGTTTTTCAATTAAAATAAATATTAACTAAAACAAAAATTATGAAAAATTTAATTATGAC